TGGGTTCTGCAAATAAATTTGCAATTAATGGATCGACTGCAACAGCAGACGTTACTTTAAACTTACATGAAACTAATACTTACAGATTCGATCAAAGTGATGCTAGTAATGATGGTCACCCATTAAGACTCAGTGCCACAGAGAATGGAACTCATGGTGGTGGTTCAGAGTATACAACTGGTGTAACCACGAATGGAACACCTGGACAAGCTGGAGCATATACAGAAATTACTGTTGCTGCTGGAGCACCAGACTTGCATTACTACTGTACTAATCATGCAAACATGGGTTATTTTGCTTACACTCCAGCTATTGGTCCAGTATTAATTGGAACAACTGGAGCACCAGTTACAACGGTTGTTGGAACAACAGCAGTTGGTGATGAAACCGTTATTGGTAATGCAGATATTGCAGTGACACTAGCTGGTTTATCAATTTCAGCAGGAACTCTTGCAATAAGTGGAGGTTCTGTGTTATCTTTAACTGGAGTTAGTGGAACTGGTTCTACTGGAGAAGAGAATGTCTGGGGTTTGATTGTTCCAGATCAAGTAGCTAATTGGATTGAAAGGGTAGCATAATGCCAGAATATACTAATAATTTAAGGTTGAAAGAAATAGCCACAGGTGATGAATCAGGCACATGGGGTACTTCAACTAATACAAATTTAGAACTTATAGGTGAGGCACTAGGTTTTGGCACTGAAGGCATAACCACAAATGCTGACACACATACTACCACTGTAGCAGACGGCTCGTCAGATGAGGGTAGAGCCATGTATATTAAATATACTGGAACATTAGATTCTGCTTGTACAATAACCATAGGTCCGAATACTTTAAAAAGAGTCCATATTATTGAAAA